CCATAATCCCAGTCGGCTCGCCCACCGGCTCCACAGGCTCCGCCGGACGCGCCATGGGGCGCACGGGATTCGCCGGCGGCGGCCTCGGCGAGACATCCGCAGCACTTTCCACGGCGTCCTCCCGCGCCTCCCGCGCCTCCCGCGCCTTCTCCCTCCTCACGGGGACCATGAAGGGCGCATCCACCGTCTTCCTTGCCGCGAAGGTCTCCCTCGGACTCTTCGCGGGGGCGCTCGGAGCGGCCGGTGCAGCCGCCCGCGGCTTCGGCTCTATCCTCACATCCACGTTGACTCTCCCCCTCAAGGGCGCGACCCTCGCCTTCCAGGGCTTCGGAGCCGCCGCGAACGCCATCCGCTCCGCCTCCGGCGTCGTCAAGACCCTCCTCGCACCAGCCGCGCAGATGCAGCAGTACGGCATCTCAATGGAGGTACTGCTAAAGAACGCCGGCAAGGCGAAGACGCGCCTCGCCGAGCTTCAGAAGTACGCCCGCGACACCAACTTCGACCCCCAGCAGGTCATCGAGGCCTCCAACATGATGCAGGCCTTCGGCATCCACGGCAACACACTCGAACGCCTCAAGCTCGCCGGAGACGCCGCCAACGCATTCGGCAAGGACATCCGGGAGGTCGTCACCTCCCTCAACTACCTCGGATCCGGACGAGGCGGCGAGGCCTTTGAATCCCTCGCACGCATCGGCATCACCCGCGAAAAGCTCAAGCCATACGGCGTCAAGTTCGGCAGCCAGGGGCAGCTCGTCTCCTCCACCAAGAAGGCCCTCCAGGCGGTCTTCGACTACTTCGAGAAGAACTTCGGCGGCATGACCGCCCGCCAGGCGAAGTCCTGGGGCGGCGCACTCCAGCAGCTCGGCGGACAGGTCACCTTCACGCTCTCCGAAGGCTTCAAGTCCGCTCTTCAGCCATTCACCGACTTTGTCACAGGGCGCCTCATACCCGCCATCGATGACGTCGGCAATGCCCTAAAGGCAATCGACTGGCAGACCATGCTCAAGCCTGCACTCGACATCCTTGGCGCGGCAACCTCTCTCGGCGGACGCCTTGCCAACCCGGAAACCCGCAAGGGTGCCATCCAGGACGCGAAGGCGCTCGGCGGTTCCCTCCTCACCGTCGGGAAGAACCTCCTCTCCGGATTCGGCGAAATCGGACTCCAGCTCCTAAAGGACGCCGGCACCATCCTCGAAGGAGTCCTCACCTTCGACACCTTCGCAAACACCGGTCTCCTCCTCCTCGATGTCTTCAAGACCATCTTCCACGCTGGTCTCGGACTCTTCCAGACCATCCTCTCCGGATTCTCCGGACGGTTCAAGAGCGATGTTCTCGTCGCCCTCGAAGCCATCCTCCCAGGCGGAAAAAACGCCGAGACCAGGCGACGCAACCGCATCGGCTGGGACCTCTCCGTAGATCTCGCCAAGGAAATCCTGAACGGAGAACACGGCGACGAAATGAAGGCTTCCCTGGAGAACTCCGCCATGAGCAAGTACATCCTGCGACGGGACGAAATATGGAACCAGGCCCAGAGAATGGAGGCAGGCGGCCAGGGCAATGCGAAGGACATCTTCGACAGGATGAAAAGAAGCGCAAAGCTTGACAACGAATTCGCGCACTATGCCATGCAATTCGTCAATGAACGCCGGGCTCAGGACGCAGACTTCGACCAGCTCTACCGAAACCGCGAGGATGAGAGGATTTCCGGAAACCGCACGCCCTCCAGACCGTTCGCCAAGGTTCAGGAAAGCATGGACGACGCCAGAATCTCCGCGCAAGCACTCCGGCAGAGCATCCGTATCGATCCCTCCCGTTTAGGCGCCGGCGAGAAAGTCACAGAGGTCATTGGCAGGTTTAAGGAGGATGTCGCCAAGGAACTCGCTCCGAAAATCCAAGACCTCAACGCGAAAGGTGACAAGTACAACGCCCTCCGCTCGCTGGACGACAACCTGGACAACGCCTTCCGGAGGAGCCTTCCCTCGCAGTACCGGGAATTCGTCGGGAAGGACAACGCGGTCGGCAACATCGGGCTCGCCCTCATGAGGGAACGCTCCGCCGGATGGTTCGCCAACTGGGACGAGCGTCGCGGAGCGCGCGCGAAAAAGGCACGCCAGGACTACTTGCAAGGGGAGGCCGCGCTGATCTGGTACCGGAACGCGCTCCCCAGCAAGAACGCGCAGGCGCAGGAGTACCGCAGGCAGCTCGGCATTCGGCAGCCGGGCACGCCACCCGTGAAAAACCCGCAAAGCACAGAGAAGAGCAACGCCGCCTCCGTCTCCAGCATTGAGAATAACACGCAGGCCATCGCCACGGGCTTCATAAAATTCAACAAGAATTTCCACACACTTACCGATCGCATCGGCAGGATGAACACGCTGCTCGGACAGGTCCTTGCGGAGGCATGAAATGGCTGATTGGCTCAAGATAACCATGGTCGACGGATGGAAAATCCACCGCGATGAATCAGGATATACCCTCTCCGCACAGCTTTACGCAAAATCCCGGGACGCCCTCCCGAAGCGCGGAGACCCCGTCACTACATCCGCAGCCTCCACCTGCGCCGTCCCGCCCGAGTACGTCAAGTACATCGTCGCAGAGGTCGAGACCACCCCCCTCTCCTCCTGCGGCCCGTTCGTCGCCGAGGTCACCTGCCGCTCCCACATCTCCGCGAACGCGAATCCCGGCAAGGACTCCCTGCTCTACCAGACATCCGTCATCGCAACATACCAGGAGTTCCATGTAGACCCCTGGATGTGCTATCTCAAGAAGCGCAAGGAAAATGACGGATACCACGGCTCCCGCATCTCCGCATACGTCGAGACCAGCCTCTGGCGCTCCGCGTTCGACAACGACCAGGATGGCTCCAAGTGGCTCTCCACCTCCACCTCCGTCGCCTATGGGTGCCCGTTCCGGCGGCGTCCGCACGCCAGATTCGCCGACCAGACTGTTCCCTTCATCCTCGTCACAGTCAGTTTCAACCGGCTGGAAGGTTCCGGCCTTGAGGATTGGGCGAACTTCCAGGGGGTCGTACCCGTCTCCTCCATGCCCGACTGGATCAAAATTCCCCGGGGCGACAACCGATGGCGCCTCTGGAACGAAACCTTCACCATGAGCAAGGACACCAACGGCGCACGCATCCTGCAGGTCAAGCGGGATCTCCTTGGAATCCCGTCCAACTTCACCGACGTCAATGGAGACCGCTGCCAGTGGGACCCGGACACCCTCGGGCAGAAACCATGGGGGAGCCTGATTTGAGAATCGTCCGCGAAATCCGAATACTCCGGGAGCAGGCCCGCGCCGGGCGCATCGTCAACGGCGGCGGCATCGTCACGGAACATCGTCCCGGCGGCACGCGCCTCCGCGTCGCGGGCGAGGACGGCGACGCATCCGAGGCCTCCGCCATCGGCATGTTCGCCATCCAGTGCGTCCCGCAGGAATCCGGCATGCCGCTCCTCACCGTCTCGGACACCTCCCCCGCCGCCACCGAGACATCCTCCGCCGGCATCGCCTACGCCAACTCCTACGCCTTCGAGCCGGCCGCATTCTCCGCACGCCTCAGAAAAAGCGGCACCACCTGCGTCTTCCTCCACTTCGACCTGTCCGGGTACGCCGCGGCAGTCGCCTCCGTCTCCCAGGGGAACTCCCCCCATGCGTACACCCCCACATGCGCGATCCAGCAGGCGGACGCACTCCCAAAAAGCACATTCGCCCACCTGTACTACCTCCTCGGCAGGGTCGCCTACGACCAGCAGGACAAGACCATCGCCGTCTCCCAGGATCACGCCCCCGGCCCCGTACACGCCCTTTGGCACGGACCCTTCCTCGGCCTCGCCGAGGACAACCCGCTCCTGGAGGGATAGCCCATGGCGAACAGCGTCCCCAAGTGGCTTCGCCCCCTCTCCGGCTTCCCGCTTCCGCTCGCGTCCGTCGCCGGAGGCTCCCTCCCGCCGGGCGAATATCCCCAGGCCGCCCCTCTTCGCATCCTCTACGTCGACGCCACCGGAAAGGACAACGCCGACAGCGACACCGACCACGCCGGAACCGCAGCCGACCCCTTCCCCTCCCTCCTCGCATGCCTCCGCGCACCCCTCCTCGCCGAGGCATGCCAGGCACTTGGCCACGCCCGCATCCCCGTCCTCGCCAGGGGCGGCATCACCCTCGAACCCGACCAGAACGGCATCTGCCTCGACGCCGCCGGACTTGACTTCCGACAGTCCCTCGAAATCCTCCCCTGCTCCTCCGAGTGGCTCGACATCACCCTCGACTTCGGCGCACTCCGCGTCTCCCAGGGCACGAGGCGCGCATTCCGGGGATTCTCCCGTCTCCACGGCATCATCTTCCGGCGCACCCGATTTCTCTACCGATTCTCCCTTGACTACGACCGCGCTCCCGACTTCAGCGGCGTCAACGCCGCCTCCTGCGAACTCTTCCACGCCTGCGACGACCTCGTCCTGGACTCCTGCCAGTTCCACCCCCTCGATTCCCGCGCGTCTCTCGCCACGCCGGGAACGGACGGGGGGATCGGCAGCGGCGACGGCGGTGGCGCCGGCGGAGGAGGCGGTGGTGGTGCCGGAGGCGGCGGCATTTTTCTCCCATCGGAGCCGCGCCCGACCGCCGAGGAGTCCGGGCACCTCGCGGACGACACGCCGCATCACGATCCCTCTTCCAGGGACACCCCCGTCGACTTCCCGTTCGACAACGGGCTCACCCTCGTCGCGCTCTCGAACTGCCGGAACCCCGTCGTCTGGCGCACCTCGATGGACCTCAGCCTCCAACTCGACGCATACGCCACATTCCAGAAGCCCAACATCGCCACGGCGGCAAATGCCATCGCGCTCTATCGATGCCACGCCGAACAGCCGGTCTTCGATCCATGCATGACGAAAGGCCGCATCCCCCTTCTCGGCGGACTTCTCGGCATCCCGCTCTCGTCAGGCGCGACTCTCCCGGGGATCACCTTTGCCGCAACCGCTTCCGTTACGGCGCACCTTCCCGAGGATACCCGTAACATCGACGAGCCACGGATGAGCGCAACCGTCACCATCGCCACACAAGCCGTGCTCCTTCGAGACTGCCGCGGCATCTCTCCGCGGAACTCCTTCGCCAAGTGCTACGCTTCCGCCTTGACAAAAGGCCGCACTTCAGGGAATTCCCCCATCGCCTGGAAACTCGACATCGGCGGGGAGGCTCAAGCACTTGCAGCCTTCTCGTACCACTCATCCGCCGCGACGCGCATCCCGGCGCCATCATCCAATTGCTGCGATCTCAACGCCTCGGCGGCGCATCCCGCCGCCTGGCGTGCTCTCACACGACGCGCCGAGGACGATGACGACACCGTCGCGCCATCCGTCTCCGGCACCGCCGACCAGTCCCGCCGCAGCCAATGACCTCATCCAGGTCGGGGTTGACAGCCGCCGCATTATAGAAAGGAACCACCAACCATGCAGACCATCCAGGCAATCCTACAAGTCGGAGCCGAACAGCACAAATGGACGGACGCATACGGCGTCAACACAAACACACCACGCATCGTCCTTGGTGCCAATGCCGCACTGCTCCTCGACCTTCGCACAGATCCGGACGTGGATTCCGGATCCCTGCCTCCGTACTCCCGAGCCGAGCTTCAACTTGCCTCTTCATGGTACATCGCCCTCGATATCGACTACGACCAGTCCACCATGCCTGTCCTTCTCCGCACGGCAGGCATCTCCCTTCTCCCAGAGGATGATACCGGGCGCACACTGCTCTCCGTCGAACTCCCAAATACAGACACCCCGGCCATGCGCGCCGCCGTCAAGTCTGCTCAGACCCTCAATCTGCGAGGCGAAATCGGGGGCTACGACGGCGAAGGAAACCTCACCGTCTGCATCCAGTTCCCACTTGTCATTGTCAATCGCGTCTATCTTCCCGGCGACACCCCCGCGGACATCGTGCAGAATCCGGACTACTACACTGCACTCCAGACCAACGCCGCCATCGCCGCCGCCATCCGGGACGCGCTGGAGGAGTACGAGGCCCCCGCCGGGGCCCCCGGTCCCGCCACCGACATCACGCTAGGAACCATCACCTACGGCGACACGCCCGCCGCCACGCTGACGCCTCACGCTACCCTCGCAAACACGAAGGTCCTCTCCCTCGTCCTACCAGTCGTGGACGCCGCACCGCCTCCCTCCTTCTCCATCGGCTCCGTCACCACCGGCTCCACCCCATCCGCGTCCCTCACGGTGGACCAGGAGAACGGCAACGCCTACGTCCTCTCCCTCGTCGTCCCCGCCGTCCCCGGAATCTCCCCGAAGGCCACCGAGTGGAGCCCCTCCACCACCTACGCGAAGGGCGACGCCGTCCGCCACGCCTCCGCATGGTACATCTCCCTCGCGGACGGCAACCTCGCCGCAACGCCCTCCCTCTCCCCCGACGCCTGGGCGCTCATCGTCAAGGACGGTGCTGCCGGACCTGCGGCCGTCTTCCAGTTTTCCCCGGACGCCTCCGCCTGGCACAACCCGCCAAACGTCTCCACCGACCGCTTCTACCGCATCTCCGTCGATGGTGGCATCACCTTCGGCGCGGCAATCCCCCTTGCCATGCCGTCCGTCACCGTGGCGATGCAGTTCAATCCCTCCCCGCTGGGCTGGCACGCCGGCACCGCTGGCACCTCCTACACCACCGCCCACGGAAACTTCATCCGCGTCCTACGCAACGGCGAGTACACCCAGTCGCTCCAGCTCTTCGGAACGACAAACGCCCCCGTGGACCCCGCCCTCGAGGTCCACGCCGTCTTCTCCAACGACGGCACCTACTTCCACCCCGCGTTCGAGGAAGGCGACACCACCGCCAGAATCACAAATCCGGACGACGGCGAGACCAAGCTCGTCAACCTCACCAACACCTCCACCGACCTCGTCACCGCCTTCGAGTTCGCACCCGCCTCCGAACCCTGGCACGACACCTACCAGGACGGCGACCACTACGCGCGCCACTCCAACGACAACGGCGCCGCTTTCTCCGCCCCCTGGCCCCTCCACGGACTCTCCGCCTACCAGATTTGGCTCGCACAGGGAAACACAGGTGACGAAGACGACTTCCTCGAATCCATCGGACTCCCAGACGCCCCGGACGACGGCAAATTGTACGCACGGCGAAACGGCCAGTGGGTCGAAGTCGCCGCTTCATCCGGCTCTGGTTCAAGTTCAGGGACTGGCGGCAGCGACGAACCCGCAGCCACATCCGACTCCGTGCTGTATGGGTGCGTTCCCTACTCCGTCGCAGGATCCATCACAAACGTCTCCCAGTTGACGCAGGCCATGCTGGAAGACCAGGGTACAGATGCACATACCGCCGCAGCCGAGGCGGCCAGCAAGTCCTTCGGAACTTGCCCCGCCGGTGGCTGGCTCTATGTTCTGATCCCCGCGTCGTCTTCCCTCATCGCCCGCAAATACGACGGCATCTCATCCTTTGTCCCGTTCGGCACAGGCGTCCCCGTCGACGACACCGAGGCCAACGGAGCTTCCGTCACCATCGACGGAACTGCCTATAAACTTTATGGCGAGTGGACATCCATCACAGCAGAGTACTCCTTCCAGCTCACCCCGCCCGCCACATGACAGTTTTACAGGACGGCGTGGACGCGCCGCCCACCTTCCAAGCCAACCACAAAAAGGACCACAAATGAAACACCACATCCACATCATCCTCGCAACCGCAACCGCAAGCATCGCCTTCACGGGCTGCGGGATTTTCTCGCGCCCCTCCGTCGGAACCGCCGGATACTACATCGACAACCGACCAGAGTCAAAAGCGACGGTGGTTATCGGGTCCAATGGCACCCAGGCAAACGCAATCCACGGACAGCTCGACAACCAGCCTGGGACCACTGGCGGCGAAACCGCTTCCGAGAAGTCGCCTGGTGCTGGCCAGTTCGTGAACTGGAACTCTGGAAATCGAAGTGCGGACATCGACGCCACCGCCGCCATTGAGCAGCTCCATAAGGTCTCCGGCACCACCGCCGGGCAGTCCTCCGCTCGCGATGCCAGCCCCCAGACCACTACCCAGTCCCCGACTACCACCGAGGAACGGACTACCAACACGACCATCCCGGTCGCCGTCTCCCAGGGCGCGGCCAATGCGACCGCACCAGCAGCCGCCTCCGATGCAAAAAACGAGCAGTAGTGTTTACAGGGTGGCGCGTCTGCGCCGCCCCCACCACACATCAACAAAGGCCACATATTATGAGCATCGCCGTCACATCTTCGCTCACGCCAACCACCACCGACACCCCGCTCGACGCGCGTGTTGTAGTTGCCACGCTTGACGACATCGCATCCATTCAGATGCCATACGTCGGCATGCTCTTCTACTGCAAGGCCACCTCCAAGCATTACACCGTTGACACGCTCGCATCACGTACCATCGGCGGCGTCTCCGTCCCCAACGCCGCCGTTGGTTCCTACTCCGTATTCCAACGGGACATCGCTGCCGATACCACAATCGACTCCTCTTCTGCCCGCCCTGTCGCAAACTCTGCCGTCGCAAACGCGCTCACAAAGAAGATGGACGCCCCCAAACCCGGTTCATCCGGACAGGTCCTCACCGCCAACGGATCTGGCGGCTACGCCTGGCAAGATCCACCCGGAGGCTCTGACAGTTCTGACAGTCCAGGAGGCTCCTCCACGAGTAATGGCATCACAGCCTCCGAGGCAGCCATCATCGCCATGATTTTCGGATAACATTCAGGAGCATACCATGAACCTGGCAAAATTCAAGCAGACCTTTTCCGCAACGACAACCGCAGACGCCTTGCTCGTGGTCGGCCATGACATCGCCGCTGTCAACGGGCTCTATACCACCAGCGACAACGGGACAACATACACAAAGGGTGCCTACACCATCACCGTTGTCGATTCCCTCTGGCAGATTCTTCAGAATGGAACCTCAGTGGCATCGGAAAGCGCAGCCACTGCGCGCCCACAGGGCGGGACGTGGGACGACTGCTCCGTCATGGAGGCTTCCCCGCTGACTGTCGCTTCCTCCTCAAAGGCCATCACACTCTCCCTGTTCCTTAGCGGCGGCGCATCAGGCGGAGCCCTGGCCCAGTACGAGGATGGCATCATGCATCCCTACACTCTCGAAGCCAATGAAGTCGGCTGCATTGATGCCAAACAGGTTTTCGTCGGACCCGCTACGGTCTATTTTGGCGGGACGCCTGGGACGAGTATTCAACTTTCCTATTCCTTGACCGCATGACAGGAGGAAATCATGTCCTATAAACGAATCAGACACGATAACTCATGGACGCCTGACACGTCGCAGACCGATTATCGAGCCGCGCCTTGCTGGGAGACGCTTGCGGGATCCTCCGGCGGTTTGTCCGTCCGTCAGACATGGGATGAAGACGAGTACAAAATCACACCTGAATATATCGCCGTTGGTTTGCAGGCAGGCCATAACTACTCTTTTTCCTTCTCAAGCTACTACGATGGCATTGCCATCTATGACACCAACGGCGCCCATGTCTGTACCTGGTCTGTTTACGAGGAGGACGAGCACCAAATCATATCCCGGGACGGGAAAGGCTGGATTTCCTTTACCCCAGCAGAGACAAACGTCTACCTCCTTTACAACTACGCAGAGGGCAACGACGCCATCATCACTGCATCCGAGCCCGTTGACACGTCACTGGCCTCTTGGGTGGAATACCCCCGGAGCGTGGACATTGTCATGTCTCCCCTCAAGAAAATCCAGTCTTGGAAACCAGACTTTTTGTATAGAAACAGGCTCATTTTCGCTCATGACTGCCGCGATTTGCTCAATCCGAGCAAGGGTGGCAAACTCCAGCAGGCCGTCAAGAACAACACGAGCACCATCAGCGCCGCATATCGCACCAAGGACGGGCTCCGCTACCTTGTCAATCGATACAGTATCCTTTGCAATCACACTTTCCCGGCCATCGCCAACATGGATTTCACAGTGCTGTGCTGGGCGCTCTTTCTGGAACCTGTGGATTACTGTCTTCTCGGTTTCGGGGATGACAGTGCAAACTTCAATATTGGAACCCTCACAAACAACGGCAAGGCATATTTTTCCATCAACGGCGAAACGGGAAATTATGCCGTCAACGTGCCACTCGGCAAGTGGTTTCCCTTCGCCGTCACATACAAACATTCCACTCAGACCGCGACGGCATGCGATCTGAGGGGCGTCCCCCTCTTTACGCGATCGGGGGCACTCGCCAGCAATGCAGGCATCGCCATCGGAAAGAACTACGCACCGACCAATTCTGCCAACTCGTCAGGCGGAGCGCTCATCGCCAACATCGCTGTCTACTCCATGGTCTTGCCAGCTGTGTCCATTTACAGCGTCTTGAGCCTATTTCCAATCAAATACAAATAATCTACATCGCAAAGGAAGCCATGTTCACCGCCCCTGCAGTCGTTATTGAAGTTACCAGGACGCCCGACGGCAAGCCCGTCACGGGCGTCCGTCTCCTCGCCCCCCTGCGATGCGCCATCCACATCGATGGCTGGCCAACGCCTACCACGCCGGAAATCTGCATCCCCAAAGGCTTCGTCAGTGACGGTGCATCCGTCCCACGTTTTTTCTGGCGTCTCCTATCTCCACCCATCTATCCGGTTACGCTCGCGCCATCCATCGTACACGACTACCTCTACCTCCATGGCGCACGCTATGGTTTCACGCGCCTCGGGGTCGATCGCTGGTATTATTTTGCTCTCCGCCTGAACGGATACCCGCTCTGGAAATCCATACTCACCTACGCCGCGCTCAGGCTTTTCGGCGCATCCCACTGGAGCACGACATGAACCCGACACAGAGTTTCGAGACAGAGGTCATCGAGCGCCTCACCAAGATCGAGGGCATGCTCGAGCACGACTACGACGCAATCCACGGCACCGCCAACACCCCCGGGCTCCTCGCCACCGTCCAGAGCCACGAGCTCCGCCTCAACACCATCGAGACCACCACATCCCAACGCAAGCACGACTGGTCCACCGTCGCCGTTGTCGTCGCATTTCTCATCCAGTCCGTCCTCTCCATCATCTCCATGCTTGCCAAGTAGCCACCATGGCAATCTTCCCCCAGCCAATCCCGTTCAAGGAGGCCGACGCCTTCCTCGCCTCGCGCCAGGACCGCCCCACCGCGCTCAAGGCGCGCGAACTCGCCATCGCCTGGGATGCACAGGCGCGGCAGGCCGCCTTCTTCTCCGCCCGCGTCATCGAGGCCGCCGTCCTCTCCCGCCTCCACGCCGTCGTCGAGCAGGTCACATCCGGACAGCTCCCCCAGCGTCAGGCCGTCCGCCTCCTCCGGGAATACCTCCTTGGCGACGGCGCGGACGCGCTCTCCCGCATGGGGTTCGCGCCCGCCCGCGGCGCGCAGGGCCTCGCCCAGCTCGCCTCCATCCCCCGCCTCTCCCTCATCGTCTACCAGAACGTCAAGATGGCGCAGGAACGTGGGCACTACGCCCAGTGGAAACAGGTCAGCCAGGACTTCCCATACGGCATCTGGCGGTGCGGCCACGCCGAAAACCACCGCGACGAGCATCTCGCACGCGATGGGAAAGCCTACCCCTTCGACCACCCCATCTGGACACAGTCCCCCCCAGGCGGCGAATACAACTGCCACTGCCGCCGGGAGCTCGCCACCGCGCAGGACCTCCGCGAGCGCGGCATCTCACCCGAGCCGCCGGACTCCCCGTTCCTCCCGTCATCCCTCGGGTTCGACCCGTCCCGCGAACCCGAAAACCCGTCATTCCCCAAGACGGTCCGACCTGAGTACGAGGCTCGCGCGCGCCAGAAGCTCGAGGAAGATCAGCGTGCCATCGACGAGCAGCGACGCGCCCGCGAACAGGAGCAGGCGCGCTTGCAAATGCAGGAGGCCGCCCGACAGGATGCCGAACGGCAGGCCCGCGAGGAAGCCACGCGCATTCAGAACAATCAGCCGCAGACTGTTGAACCCGCCAAGACCGGTGTCATCGCCAGGATCGTCGACTGGCTGCGTGACAAAATAGGCGGACGCAATCTTCCGGACGATTCAGAAGTGATGGAGATGATTGGATGGATCCGCAAGGACCCGCACCAGAAATGCCACATCTCAGATAAAGAAATCAAAGAGGCTTCCGACGACCTCTGCAATCTGATGGGAATCCCCGAACCACTGGTAAATGCAAACGTTCGCTCCATGACGGAAATTGAATGCAAGAACCACCCCAAACGCATGGGGTCATGCCAGCGCATCGGCAAGACGAAACCGCCCGTCTATGAAATCGCCATCAATCCAGACTGCAAAACCCGTCACGTCACACTCATACACGAGATGGCGCACGCCTACATCGAGGCGGGAATCATCAAGCCAGCCCTTGTCAAAGCCATCTTCAAGGAAGTTCAAAAGGAACCAGCCTACAAAGAGGCCCCTGAACTCTGGGGACAATATACAGAAAAACAGCTTCCTGCCGAATGGGTGGTACGTGCTATTGCTTTTGTTGCTACATACGACAATAATAATCAGAAAAAATCCGACAGAGCGGTTGCATTGCTAACAAATGACGTTTATAGTATTATCAGTTTCACAGGCAGTCAGGGACTTTTGAGCTTCATCAGGAGAAATCTCAAGATGGGCATTCTTAATAAAATCAAGCATTTGCTTCATATCTTCGATGATTCGCCTCCAAAGGAGATGGAGCCTAAGGAGAAGGCTATGGCATTCATCCAAAAAACGGGCAGAATGCCATCTACAGAACCAGAAGAAAAATGGGTGGAATGGTGTACCACCTTTCTCTCATTAGCGCACCCAGAACGAGATAAGGAATCCATCAAGGCAGAAGCAACCGCACTCTACAAACACAATCAAGAAGTTCTCAAGATACCACCAGAAGAACGCTATGATACTATGTAAGCTGCCGCAACTGTTCCTCATCTTGAAACCAAGAGAGAACAAACATGAATAAAATAAAACAAAATAAAGCCAATTCCGTCAATTGTGAATGGACGCCCTCCTCAATCCAGAAGGTTTTCCAAAACCTATGTATTTGCAATAAAGAAAACACATCATCTACATCGCTTCCTTTTGTAAAATTTTCTCTTTTGAAATATGTCGAAACAGTGGTCTCATCCAGTAATTTGAATCCGAGGACTTAATATGCCGAGTTGGAATGAATTGCTTGACCAAATCAATACTCCATTAGACAAAATACGACGAGAATACCTTGGAAAACTGTATCAAAAAACAGGTCGGAATGTAGTAGCTTATTATTCCGGATGGCTTCAACGTCCTCCCGATACATCAGGACTAGGTGTGTGCGATGCCGATATGAACTCCTTTATGTCGGTATTTCATGGACTGGATAAAAACAAAGGTCTTGATTTAATCTTGCATACTCCAGGAGGAGAAGTTCCTGCAACGGAAGCAATTGTATCCTATTTTCACAGCATGTTCGGAACGAATATTCGGTGTTTTGTTCCTCAATTAGCTATGTCAGCCGGAACAATGATTGCTTGTGGATGCAAAGAAATTGTTATGGGAAAGCAATCCAGTTTGGGACCATTCGATCCTCAGCTGAGAGGTGTACCGGCTTATGGCTTATTGGCAGAGTTTAATCAGGCCGCTTTGGAAATAAAAAACAACCCTGAAAAAATACCTCTTTGGCAGGTCATTGTATCCAAATACCACCCGACTTTTATCACAGAATGTCAAAATGCAATCTTCATGTCTTCTGAAATAGTTGAAAAGTGGCTAGAAAACGTGATGTTTGTCAATGAACATGACGCAGAAAAAAAAGCTCGTAAAATTGTGGACAAGTTGAATAATCACAAAGACACAAAAAATCACGCTCGCCATATCAATTATAAAACAGCGTTAAGTTATGGTTTAAAAATTAAACAACTTGAAGATGATAATGAATTGCAAGACATTGTTTTAACGCTTCATCATGCTTACATTGAACTTTTTAACCAAACAAAAATAAACAAAATTATCGAAAATCAAAAAGGTGTTGGTATTTGCATCCGTTCACTTTGATTTCTGATATTCCACCTCGTCTTCTTCACCAGCCCGGCGCCGGAGGAGGCTCCGGCAAAGTGAAAGGATTGAATGGAAAAATCCAAAAATGACACAAATGGGACACACTTTCGCCGTTTTCGTGCTTGAGTTGATCGATTTGTAATCAGGCGGTCGTCGGTTCAAGTCCGACTGCTGGCTCCAACAATTAAAGCCCTGCAAACCAACAGTTTGCGGGACTTCTTGTTTTTCCTGATTTATGGATTATATTAATGTGCAAAACGATGAAAAATGATAATTCGCCCTGCACAAAACGTCTCGAATGGGACACAAATGGGACACAGTTGGGACACAGCGAAAAATGAATCTGGTCAAGCGAGGAAATGTCTGGTGGGTGACAATCGGCAGCCGGAAGAACCGCATCCGCCAATCAACGGGCAAGACGGACTACGAGGAGGCTCTGAAGGTAGCCGAGAAGATGCGGCTCGTGAGGGAGCTGGACAGCGACGCGGAGCGCATCCAGGTCGCGGCGGCGATGGCGTCCGGAATCCGGGCGCAGGGCGACGAGATAAGGCGGGAGCTGTCGCGCACGCCGCTCACGTCCGTATGGGCGAAAATCGGCGGGTACAGGGGGAACGGCCGGCGTCCGGTCCGGAAATCAAGCATGGATGCGGCGCGTTCCGCCTGGAACATGTTCGTCAGTTTCGCAGCCGCAAGAAAGGTGGAATACGCGGAGGAGGCGACGCCGGCGCTCGCGGAGGAGTTCCTACGGGAACGGGGGACGGGACGCGCGGCGGAAACCGCCTGGCTATACTGCCGGGCCGTCATGGGGCTAGCGGGAATCGCTCCGAACCCGTTCGCGAAGAAGCCGCCCATCCAGAAGTCCGACACGCACCACGAGCCGCTGTCCCGTCCGCAGATCGCCGCGCTGCTGGCGGAGGTCGACCGCCTGGCCTCGATGACAGGCGCGAAGAAAGACGCGGGTGAGTTCGCGCTGTTCATCCGCTTCCTGCTCTACACGGGGCTTCGCCTGGGGGACGCCGCGACGGCCCGGGTCGCCCAAATCGATTTCACGACGGACCCGCCAATGCTTTCGCGCGAGCAGGGGAAGGTCGGACGGACGGTGCGCTTCCCGCTGCACCCCGCGCTCGTCGGGAAGCTGCCGCGGGCAGGCGACTACATCTTTCCGCTGCTGGCGGCAACCTACCTCTCCGGGCACAAGGCGCTCTCCAAGCGGATCGCGCGGCTGCTGGATAAATTGGACATCAAAGGGGAACGGTGCGAGTACTCCGCGCACTCGTTCCGGACGACCTGCGCCACCATCTGCGCGGAGGAGGGCGTTCCGATGGCGGTGATCCAGTCCTGGCTCGGGCACTCGTCGCCGATGGTCACACGCATATACACCCGCGTGGAGACCGACCGCCAGAAGGCCAAGGCGCTGTCGAAGTTCCCGGACCTGGGCTAGTCCTCGTCGAATCTGGTAAAGTCCGCCTCGCCAGTGCGCCGGATCTTCTCGGCGTAGAGGAAGCCGGCTCGGAAGAATGCCGGCATCAGTTCTCGGATCGCCTGGAGCCCCTTCACCTTCCTGAGCCTCTCAAGTATCTCGTCGCGCTGCCAGTATTCCGCCTCGGCCTCGCGCAGCCATCCCATCAGCTGCGGAAGCCTGTGGCATTTCCAGACGTAGTCGTTGTCGCTCGGCGCGAGGTCGTCGATTAGCTCCATCGTCTTTTCCGGGATGACGTCCCACCCTTCGTTGTCGTACCAGTCCTGGAGCAGGTCGACAGTATTCTGCGTTACCGGCGTATACGGCAGTAGCCTCCAGTCCGCCTCGTCCATGTCATAGGGGCACGAGCACGGCCTGTCGATGCCGCCGTCGCCGAACTTGCTTTCCGATGCGGACATGTCGCAGCGCAGAAAGCACGGAAAATAAGCGCATTCCTTGTTATGGCACTTGAATGTAACCATGGACACTCATCATCCCCATATTTCCGGGAGGCGTTTCAACGTCTCCCGTATCTTGTTCATATCCTCGCGCATTTTCTCCACATACTCGGGAGGGACCCTCACAGTGCAACTTATGCTCATATCCGTAGTCAGCTGGCATTTGCAAGCGTTCTCCGACGGCTCCAGCGTTGGGCTTTCCTTCGGAACAATGACAGGCGTCCCGTCCTCCAGCACGATTTTCCCAGGTTCCTTCGGTGGCATCATTTCCTCCCGGCTTTGACAATCTGCTCGCAGGTCCCCACAAGGAAGGGAACGAAAAACGCCGCAGCCACTGCGTAACGCCAAAGGAACGGGATGCCAAAGACCCAGCAGAACAGCCAGGCGAGAAAGCCCAGCACCAAGCCGTTAATCAGGAACGCAAGCAAGTACACCAGAAGTAAAGCAAAGATTTTCATGTCTTCTCCTTGTATTTTGAAAAAATCAAGTTATTGTAATAGGCAATGCATTGGTGTGTATCAGTTAACCTCGCGCACGAGAGAGATTGATTTCTTTCTACCAATGCACTAGGGCTTCATGCATGGCAGACGCGAGCATTCATTGCGTAGCGTGCGATAAAAGCGCGGTGCGTGATGTCCCGTTTCTTTTAAAAAGTTTTATGTCATAGATGACATTCCTCTTTAATTCCTTATGATGTAACACAATGATATCAATTCTAGTCGTAGTTCCATCAAGCCTCATTTCGGAATGGACATGCCAAACCTTATCGACATAATTGGCCTTGTCGGAATGGACTTTCAATTCCTTGCATGAGGCTTGCGGAAATATGGTTGTTATTATTTCAGGTGTCCGCATAACTTTTTCAAGGTCAATATTAGAATTTGTTCCCAAGGAATGTTTTACTCCTTTCTTGAAGAAAAACACCCCTCCTGGTATCTTTTTATGTTGCAATTCAATATGTCCTAATTGTTGAAACACCTCTTTCGAGCGCACACCAGTCCCCAATCCAAGCCATCCATTTGGAAGCCGTTTCAAAACAAAACATTTCATCTTCCCGAACGAGAATTTCCCATCGGGTGTCCTAGGCTGTCCATCCCAAAATGCTGTTTCCAATTCCGGGAACAAGGGCTGCGGATCCATGATCAGCAGGCTTGTCCCGTCAGGCAGGTCGATTACATAGGCCATTTGTCTCAGTCTCCTTACGATGCCAGAACCGCCCTGTACAATGCCTCGGCTAGCGCGGGCGGGACGGCGTTGCCGATTTGTTTTTTCGCGGCGGTGTCCCCGCCGCAGAAAACGTATCCATCCGGGAAACTGGTGGCTCGGGCGAGTTCCGTCGCCGTCAGCATGCGGTGGGTGATGTCCAGGCGATACCGCTGCCCGTCCGGGAGCGTGAGGACGCGCCCCTGGACGAGGCCGAAGCGGTCTCGCGTCGTGATGGTGTCCAGCGGACGGTCGCAGGTGGTCGCGCACACCTCGCTTCCATAGTACTTGAGCAGCAGCGGTTCGACGAGGCCGATTGCGCCGCAAGTGGCGATGGTGGGAAGTGGCTCGCCGACTGGCTTCGCGGTCCCGGACGACTGCTGCGGGATGAACAGGGGCATGGCCACGGGCGTGATCACGCCGTAGCGGTTTGCGCAGTCGATGACCGGGACTGGCGCGTCCATCCCGTGGTTGCGGTTCTCGCCGCCGTTGTATCTGGTCAGGAACGGGCGGACGAGTGCGACGTGCCCGCCGCCCGCCGTCAGCGTCGGCAGCGGATGCGAGAGCGGGACGGCGGTGGAAAGCAGCTGGCAGGCCTGTGTGCCGCGCAGCACGACCAGGAATGGCACCGCCCATGCGCCCCAATATTTCCGGATCCCCGCCTCAATGCGGCGGAGGGTGTTCGGACATAATGGCTTCTTGCGGTCGAAGATGCTCTCTCCGGGAATGGACCAGTCGATGATCTCCGACGCGGGTCGCCACCTGCGGTACATCGCGGAGAACAGCCCCGGCTCCCTCTGGTGCGTCGGCTCAGGCCAGATGATGCGCTCGCCTGAGGATTTGCGTACCGCCTGGACGATGAGCCGCTCCCGCGACGTGTGCGCGCCGTAGTCGGCGGCGTTGAGCACCCGCATGTCCACGGCGTATCCGCTCGCCTTGATCTCGCGGTACCACAGGTTGAAGAAGAGGCCCTTCCTGCGCGGGTCGGGCTGCCCCGCCTTGTATCGCTTGCCCTGGTACGTGGTGTCATTGTCGAGAAGCGGGCCCCAGTCGCGCAATTCCTTCACGTTCTCGACGAACATCCTGCGGCATTTTGTGAGGCGGAGGTAGGGCAGGAGATACTCCGGCTGCGATCGGAGCTGGTTGCTCTTCGGCTTGCCTCCCGCCGCAACGCTGTGATGGGTGCAGGACGGGGATGCCCAGAGGACGTCCAGGCGCGTGGGATCCTCGGCGAATATCTCGTCGGGGAGGACGCTCTCGATGGGGGCGCAGGCCCGCTCGAAGTCCGGCACGATCTCCGGGTGGTTCGCCTGGATGGTTCTAATGGCGACGCCCCAGTGATTGAAGCCTCTCCCCTCGTAGGACAGGCCGGCGGCCTTAAGGGCGTTCACGGCTCCCGTGATGGAGCCGCCACCGCCGCAAAATAGATCCACGAAACGGAAATTATCCATTGTCACCCTCCCGCTTCTTTCTTGGCTGTCTGTCTGTCTAGTTGCGCGACAATGCGCCAGTTTGCGTTTATTTCCGTGGCAAGTTTCAGCAACTGCTCGTGCTTGTATTCCACGGTTCTCGTAAGCAGGCGCACCTCCTCGACCAGTTCCTCTGGCGACGCGTCGCTGTCATCCAGGCGGTCGTGGTACATCTGGAGGATGTCCAGAAGTTCCAGCCTTCTATTGTCAAACCCAATCTGCGCGTTGCTTTGCGCCATCGTGGCCAGTTCCAGAATTGTCATTCCCGCACCTCCCCGCGCGCCTTTTTTAGCACAGTTTCCACTCCGTCAGCGTATACAGTCGCTCCCATTTCAATGAACAGTCTTTTGCAGTTTTCCAATGCTTCAAACATCTTCGGCGCACACGCGATTAAATGCGCGTTTTGTTTGTAGTTGCGATGTCTTTTCATAACTAGGCATATAGGGCCATTCGCACTATATCGCTCCGCGCCATCTGCGATAATGGCTGGTCGCCCAAAGGATTCGTGAGAATCATCAAAGAGCCACGGTCCCGGCGTGAAAATCGGCTTGCTCATTTTACTGCACCTCCCCCCGCGCACGGGCGAGGACGCCGGCAACTTCCTCCACGGTCGGCTGGGTCGTCAGGAACGGGCCGCCGGTGATGTAGTCCAGGCAGTGCTCCAGCACCTTGTACATTTCCGGAGCGGCGGCGATGAGCGCGACGTTTGCGACTGCCTCCTCCATCTCCTCCTCCGATAATGGCTCTAAGCGGCAGACTTCAAACGGCCCGTATTCGTTCGAGGCGGTCACCTGGCAGAAATCGCGGTAGATTTCGGATTTCCATGGCCTTTTTGTAAACTTCAGTTCGCTCATACTTGTTTTGCCTCCTTCATGATTTTCGCGACGGCGAAGTCGCAGAGCTTGCGGTCCAGCATTCCGCAGACGGTCTTGAATTTCGGCTTGCCGTTGAGGTAGAACCGCAGGCAGGCGAGCGTGATCCAGGCGGAAGGTCCCGCGCATCGGATGAACTCATTGCGCATGCCGGCGTCCCAGTTCATGACGAAGTCGCCGACGACGAGACTGCAGTTGCGACGGCTTTCCACGAGCGCCAGCAGCTTCTTGAACCGGACGTGCGCGGCGAGGTTGCCGGCGTTGTTCAGGTTGTAGTACGTGATGTCGTCGCGGTCGTCGTACAACCGCAGAAATGGCTCGCCCTTCCAGAGGACGTACAGCGAGACGTGTCCCGAATCCGACGGGTTCGACTCGATCTGGCAGGACACGTCCCCCAGGACATTCAGGGCGCATGCCACATCTTCAAGTTTGTCCAGGTTCATTTCGGATGTTCCTTCTTCTTCTGTTTTTCCGGGTGCCGCTCCTCGTACTGGAGCGTGTCGTAGTAGGTTCCGACGACGATGACGGCGACGAGGCAGAACGCCACCGCGACGCCTTTGAGGATGGAGAGCAGACCGCTCATTGCGCCTCCTTCGCTTCCGCTTCCTGCTGCGGGACGCGGCCCGCTCGGAAGGCCTGGACGACGGCGAGGACGGCGGCGGAGTTGTAGAGCTCCTCGCGTCCCGTCGGACCGCCGAGTCCTTCAGGACGGATCCCCGCGCGGCGGATGGCGCGGCGGAGCCGCTGGCGCGACATCTTGGCTGCCTCGGCGAGGTCCGTGAGGGTGAGGGGCTGCTCGCCGGCGCGCGTCGGCGGGGAGAGCTTGACGGCGAGATCGACGCCCTTCAGGATGTTCTCCGGAGTGAGCTGCCCGACAAACGGGGTCAGCAGGGACACGGCTGCCTTCTGGATGTACTCTGGGACTGGTTTCATTGCGAGATCTCCTTTGCTTCGATGTAAACACTTTCGTTCTCAGATGTGAAAAACTTCGTGGCGTGGATGGCGCAGATCGCGCCGTCGTCCTTCATCCAGCCGGCCTTGGCGAGCGCGTCCTGGATGAGCTTTAGGGTGTTGTCCAGGTCGGGGCGGGTGGTCTTGAAGACGGTGCCGTCCACCTTGTCAGAGTGGTAGTAGAGGACCACCCAGAGTGCGACGGGGCCTTTCAGGGGCTTTTCTGGGGCGTGCTTCCTGGCGAGCGCGAGCCAGGTGGCCTGCGCGCGGCGGAGAAGCGGTGACGGGTAGTTCGCGCCGGCGGCGAAACGCCGCTGCTGCGCGGTGGTCCTTGGGATGTCGAACTCCTGGTTAATTCTGATAAGCATCTGGTTTCTCCTTCGGTCTTCGGATGATGGTGGTGCCGCCCTCGGTCTCGGCGACGAGACCGGCGGCGCGGAGCAGCGAGGCGGAGAGCTTCTCCTCCCCGGATTCGATGCGGAGCGCCTCGCGGTCGGCGCGTCCGTCCACGGCGACCTTCTCGAACGCCATGGCCAGCGCGCCGGAGCGGGTCTCCCTGCGGGTGCGGGCCTGCCGCTTGCGGACGGCGGGCGACGGTGCCTCCCCGTCGGCGACGGCGTCGGACGCGATTCCGGTGTCGTCCATGAAATGGACCGGCCATCGGAACCAGACCTGCCGAGGGGGGAAGGCGGGGAACTCCCGGAGGATGCCGTCGATGCGCCAGAGGGTGGCGGTGTCGCGCCACTGGCGGCAGAGGACGGCGAGTGCCTCCATGCGGTCGCGGTCGGCGTAGTCGAGCGCCCACTGCTCCAGGCGGTCGGGCAGCTCGCGGTCGGCCTGCGGGATCATCTCGCGCCAGCAGGGGGTGCCGGCGTCGAGGGCGGCCTCGATGGCGTCGGTCTTCCACTTCTGGACGATGGCGTCGCGCATGGGGTCGGTGAGGTTGAGCTGGATCATGTCGAGGAGGGCGTCGGGGTCGCGTGCGAAGACCCCCGAGCCGGAGGCGCGGTCCTGGGCGCGCTTGGCGCCCTGGGCTCCCTTGGAGTGGTGGTGGCAGAGGATGACGGCGGCGCCGGTCGCCTCGGCCACGCGGTCGAAGTGGTTGTAGAAGGCGGTCATGTCGCCGGCGGCGTTCTCGTCGCCGGTTTGGACTTTGTACAGCGGATCCACGATGATGGCGAGGTACCCGCGGTCGCGGGCGCGCCGGATGAGCGGAGGGGCGAGGCGGTCGACGGGCATTCCGTGGCCGCGCAGGTTCCAGACGTCCAGCATTCCGTGCCCGGGCGTGGGGAGGGTCTTCCAGATGTCGGAGAAGCGGTGGGCGCAGGAGGCGGTGTCCAGCTCCAGGTTGATGTAGAGGACGCGCCCCCTGGCGCACTGCCAGCCGAGCCACTCGGAGCCGGTCGCGATGGCGTTCGCCAGCTCCATCAATAGGAATGACTTGCCCGCCTTCGATGGACCCGCGAGGAGCATCTTGTGCCGCTGGCGCAGGACGCCCTCGATGACGCAGGGGGCGAGAGGCGGGAGGACGTCCGCCCACTGGTCGGCGGAATCCATGTCGGGGAGGTCGTCGTTGATGGAGGCGATGAAGTCGCACCACTCGTCCCAGTCCTTGCAGCCGCAGTTGGTGTCGATGAGGTACTGTTTCCCGCCGTCGCGGGATACCCCCGCCAGGCGGGTGAATCGCGACGGGTTTCGGTTCCCCTTGTCAACCTCCAGCCCGTTTGCCTTGCATACCTTGAGGAGCACGTCGAACCGGTCGTGGTAGTCCTTCAGCGTATGGGCGCCGACCTTGACGACGGCGTGCACGGACTTCCCTCCGGAGTAGGTGATGGCGGCGCAGGGGAGGCGCAGCTTGCGGATGATGGCGAGCTGCCGGTCCAGCTCCAGCGTGTCGCACTCCACCAGGGCGTTCCGGAACGCCGTGACGTTCGCGTCCAGGCTGCCCTTGCCGTCCATCGGGTTCACGCGGACCCATGCCCCTGCGGGGCCGACGGAGCCGATGGCCATCTCGATGGCGGTCTCGTCCCCGAAGGCGCGAGCCGTGGCGTCCAGCCTGTCCAGCAGCTCGGACGTGGTCCCCATGCACGTACCGGGTCCCGCGATGCGCCAGGAGCCGTCCTGGTCGAACGCCCGCGTCTGTATCATCGGCGTCTCGTCGTCCCGGAAGAGCGCGGAGAGATACCGTTTCATGTCCTCCAGCGGATTCCACTTCTCGGGGGAGGCGACGTGCTCGGTCATCTCGACGGAGCCGGACACCAGGACGGGGGCCACCCCGCCGGGAAGCGGGTCGTTCCATCCAATGGCGCGGTTCTCCTCCCCTCGGGGGGACCCCGTGGCAGTGGCGCGGGCCTTGGCCACCGCCTCGCGCACCTCCTTCTCCGGGACCTTGCGCCTGCCGGGCTTGATGGCGCGGAGGATGTCGGCGGCGATGGTCTCGTCGTCCAGCCCCGCGAGGACGCCGCAGTTGGCGGCGGCGAGCAGGGCGGGATGGCATCCGCTTCCCGGCGCGGGGATGGCTTCCAGTGCCTCCTGGTAGTTCATCGGAGCCCCTCCGGCGTGTAGGTGAGCGGATTGACACTGGACGGGACGCGCCAGGCGTTCGCGACGAGGCGGTACACCATCTTGCGGGCATCCTCGAACGACCACCGGGAGACATCCCGGAAGCCCTTGGCGCCGAGGAGGCGGATCTGCTTCGCGGTGGCGAGGCCCGCGTCGCGGCGGGCGGCGACGGTGCGCAGCAGCGCGTCGGCCTGCGCGGACGTGGCGACCTTCGTGGAGTTGATCCCGGCGTCGGCGAGCTGCCTGCACTGCTCAGGCGTCGGCTGTCGCAGCCCCTGGAGGTCGGAGTAGTCCGGCTCCCCGTACTGCCCGCCGACCAGCCCCGCGTACAGCAGCGGATCCACCAGGCGGGCCTCCTTCGCCCTCTGCGCCTCCAGCTCCCGCGCCAGCTTCGCCTCCCGCTCCGCCGTCGCTTTCCCCTCAGCGGATTCCGCGCCGTCGAGCAGGTCCACCGGCTTCGCCTGGGACTGCTCCGCGAGGATCTCCGAAATCTCCTCCTGGAGGTCCGGGTTGAGGCACACGAGATGCGCCGGGCGGCATAGGTCGTGGCGGCTGGACATCCACAAAAAGTCCAGGAGGAGGAGGTTTTGTTTCCCAGGGGAAAGCCTGGTTCCGCGTCCCACCATCTGGGCGTAGAGCGCGCGGACCTTGGTCGGGCGCAGGACGCAGATGCAGTCCGCGCTCGGCTCGTCCCAGCCTTCGGTGAGGAGCATCGCGTTGCACAGCACCGCGCCCGCGCCGGCCGAATGGAACCACGACAGAACATCGGCGCGGTCCTCGCTTTCGCCGTTCACCTCCCGCGCGTCCAGCCCGGCGGCCTCACAAAGGCCGCGGAATTTGCGCGCAGTGGCGACCAGCGGCAGGAAGACCACCGTTTTCCTGTCGCGGGCGCGCTCCGCCATCTCGCGGGCGATCTGCTCGAGGTACGGATCCAGCGCGGACGCGCACTCCGCGGCGGTGTAGTCCCCGCCTCCGGAGTGGGAAACCTCCAGCCTGAGCGGGATGGTCTGCGCCTGGATGGGGCAGAGCCACCCCTCGCGGACCGCGCGGGGGAGGGACATCTCATAGGCGAGCGTCTGGTAGAAACTGCCCAGTTCCTGCCGGTCGCCGCGGTCGGCCGTCGCCGTCACGCCCAGAACCTTCGCGTCCGCGAAATGGTTCAATACGCGCAGGTAGGTCGGCGCGAGGGTGTGGTGCGCCTCGTCCACTATTATATGAGTATAGTCGTTCGGCGCGATCCGCGCGAGCCGCCTCTCGTTCATCGACTGAATGCTCCCCACGGTCACGTTGTACCAGGAGTCCTCGGCGGTCTCCTGCGCCTTCTCGACGGCGCAGCCGAGGCCCGTCAAAGCCTTCAATTTTGCGGCTGCCTGCTCCAGCAGCTCGCCACGGTGCGCGAGTATGAGCACGCGCCCTCCGTGGCGTACCGCCTCCTCCGCGATGCGCGAAAAAACGATGGTCTTCCCGCACCCCGTGGGGAGCACCAGGAGCGTCGCGCGCACGCCCGACTCCCACTGCTCAATTACGGCCTCCGCCGCCTCCCTTTGGTATGGTCTCAGTTCCATTCTTCCGCTTCCTTTCTTCGTCCTTCTCCAGCCAGCACGCGGGGCACACCCACAGCAACTCGCCCGGCGCGTACAGTTTCCCCGGCGCCCAGCCGCACGCCTCGCACAGGTCGCCCCGCGCGCGGCGCACGTCCGGACCCGGCATCGCCTCCCGCCCGCTAGAACGGGATGTCGTCGCCTTCGCCATAGTTCGCCCCCTCCTCTCCGGGGACCGCCGGGGCGGCCTGCCCGTCCGGAGGCAGGAACTCCTTGACGTCGTTGGAGACCAGCGTCTCGCCGTTGCGCCCCTGGAACTGACGGTTCTCGACCTTGCAGCGTCCGATGCGCCCGACGATCTCGTTCCAGGGCGGCAGGTACGCCTCGTTCTCCGGGACGTTCTCGCCCGCCGAGGTCCAGAACTGGCGGATCTTCCAGGCGAAATCGGTGCAGTTGGTGAGGTTCGCCTTGGCGGTTCCCTTGCGTCCGTCGGCGTTCCAGAGCGTCAGGTCGATCTTGCAGACGGGCATCCCCGCCAGCTTCCCGCTGGACCAGGTGCCGAACTCGCGCTCGTCCACGCGGTACCAATACTCCCCGGGAGGCAGGATCACGTACTCCTCTTTTGGCTGCGCGACTGGGATGGCTTCCCCGAACTGAATGGCTTGGTAAGTAGGCATGGTGTTTTCTCCTTACTGGTTGGTTCTTGACTTTTCGATGCTTGCCTTGAACTTGTCGAAGTTCGCGATGGTGCGGGCGAGCCGGTCCTCCGGCACGTCCTCGAATTTCGTCCCTGCGGGATAGATGCCGTGGGCCGCGAATGCAGCCATCATCTCCTCGGTCGTGATCCGCGCCTCCTGGAGGAGCGCGTACATTTTGGCATGGTTCGGACCCGCCTTCTGGGCGAGCGTCGCCTCCGTCTCCACGCAGCCGTGGTCCTTCTTCGGCTCGGACTGCGCCGGCGCGGGCTTCGGGGCGGGCTGGACCGACATCGGAGGATCGGAGGACTCCGCCTTCGGCTGCGGTTCGGGCCTGACCTCCACGGTGCCCTGCGTGATCGTTGCGATGACCGCCTCGGCTCCGCCCTGGTCCAGCAGGATCTTCGCCGCCAGCTTCTCGCGGCTTTTCGCGTCGTAGGTGGCGGTGTGCGTGGTGTACACGCACCGCTTACCGCCGGTGGCGTAAGATTTGCCGTTCTTGTCCGTCTGTACGATGATGTCGTAGTTCAAAAACAGCAAGAAATCGCACCACTCCTTCAGGATCGGGCCGCTCTTGCGAAGCATTTTCAATTCGTAGTGGTCGAACTCGGTGACCTCTCCCGGCAGCTGGACTTTGCGGGTGGTGGAGTGGGCGCAGACGACCACGTCCATCTTGTTGGTGCGCTGCATGTCGTTGATGGAGTCCATCAGGCGACGCCACTCCTCGACGACGATGTTGTACCCCGCCTTGTAGGGGAAGTCCTCCAGGCTCTGCTTGCCCTTGTCGGCGCAGACCTTGGCTGAAATCAGCCCCTCGAGCCAGTCCGCCGTGTCGATGACGAGCGTCTTGTATCCCTGGGTGTCGCGCTTCAGTTCGGCGATGGCCATCTGGAACGCGGCCAGCGTGTCGATGCCGCTGACGCGGGAGACGTCAAGACGGTGCGTCCCGCCCTCGACGTCCAGGAACAGAGGATCCGGAAACCGGCTTGCCAGCGTGCTCTTTCCAATTCCCTCCGGTCCGTAGATGACGACCTTCGCAGGAGTCTTGATTTTTCCTTTCGTAATGTTCATTGTGTCTTCTCCATTTTTGTCTTCAGGAATTGCCCGGTCGCCGCGGAAACATGCCGCCGGGCGCGGCAAGGTGGTGCCCCGTCCTGTTCGGCTGGTGGGACGGGAGCCGTCGGCGTCGGCATTTTTCACCAGTCCCCCGGTTGTGCGCCGGGAGATAAAATCCTTTTTCGGAAGTAGCCAGGGTTGCCGCAATTCGCTGAGCGGGGGCCCGTTGCCTGGCACGAGCCTGGAAGACCCCGGCGGCGCGCTCCTTGCATACGCCGCCAGTCACGGGGGGCGGCATTGCGGCCAGCCGGTGCTCCCCCACGTGGATGCTACCAATCGATTTCCTTGTCTGTCTCCTTTTGGGGGTTTGGGGCGGTCGGGACGCCGGGTTCCGCACCGGCGACAATGCCGTCCTCGATGATGATGTCGCAGGTGTCGTCCGTGGCGACGCGGGTCGCGATCGCCTGGATGCCGTACACCGCAAGCCAGCGGTCGAACTCCCGTAGCTCCACAGGGTCAAATGCCTCCAGGTGGTCAATGAGGACAAAGCCGCAGCAGGGCTTGACCAGGTGCGAGACGGCGACCCCCGCCCGCATCTGCTCCATCGTGCTCATGCAGTCCCATTTCCGCCCTTTGTACGTCAGCTCGCCGTCCTCGATGCCAAGGCCGTTCACGTCCTTCGGGAAATGCTTGTCGAGCAACGCCTTCCTGTCAGAGCGGACTTGCTCGATCTGTGCCGTAAGCGCAGAGTATTCCGCCTTCGCCTGCTGCGCCAGGTCCATCGCATTGGCTTTCTCCAGATTCGCGCGCACCTTCGCGTTGGTGGCCTCGATGTCGGCCAGCTCGGCGTCCATCGCGGCGGTGTCCACGTCGTCCGGAATCTGGACATGGACCGCGGCGGCCATCTCGTCCTCCGCCTTCTGGTAGGCCGTCTCTGCCTCGGCGAGCTTCCTCCGCGCGTCCATCAGCTCGCGCTCGCGGTACGCGCACTCGTCCTTCAGCTTCTGGAGGTTGTGGCGCAGCTCAGCGTTGTGCGCGTTCTGCGCCAACGCCTCCTGGAGGCGGCGCGTCATGTCGGACGCGGACAGCGGCTCCTCGGGTGCGTCCGGGTATTCCGGAAGTTCCGCCGCGTATTTCGCCTTGCGGTCGGCCTCGCGGCCGCAGAGCGTGCGCTCGTCGTACAGGCGCTTCTCCTCGGCGTCCAGTGCCGCCACCTCGTCCCGGCATCCCAGCGCGCCCAGCAAAAGCTCCGTCTTCCTTGCCCCCGGCGCCGCCAGAAACTTCGGAAGGTCGATGGCCAACTCCCCGATGAAAGAATCGAGCAGCTTCTGGCCGGCGCGACGTCCCTCTGGATCGCGGACGCGCAGCGCGGCCTTCTCCCCCCCCCTCGTCACGACGAGACCGTTGCTCAGCTTGACCTCCATCCTGGCGGGAGCCATCCCCTCCGCGTTCTGGAGCGCACTCGGTCGGTACTTCTCCCCGCCAAGGGCGTAGGCGATGCCGTCCAGGACGCTCGTCTTCCCCTGCGCGTTCCTCCCTCCGATGACCGTCAGCCCCTCCGCGCGAGGCTCGATGGCCACCGCGCGGACGCGCTTCACGTTTTCCAGCTCAAGGCTGGTGATTCTGATGCTATCCATTGTTCTCTCCTTTCCAAAGTTCCTCGTACCGACGGCGGTTCTCCGCATCCTTGCGTCGGACGGCGCGGATGGTCAACACCGCCAGCGCCTCCGACAGAAAACACCCTACTAAAAACAAAACCCATCCATTCATCTTCCTTCTCCTTTCTTGCCGAAGCTGGCGATGTGCCGGAGGATGATCTCCACTTCGGCGTCCTGCTCCTCTCCTTTGTACTCGCCGTCCAGGATGAGGAAGCGCAGCTTCCCATAGGGGAGATACCCTATGAAGCGGAGGTTCATCTCCACGCCGTCGTTTCTGGTGAAATGCCACTCGGAGCCGGGGACGAACCCGGCGACGATGGCCTCGTTGATTTTGTCGAGGTGGCAGACGCCGGCCTCCGCGTCGAACCGCTCCATCGCCTGCTGAAGCTCCTCGAAAATGGAGACGACGCGATCGAAGTCGGAGACTATGCACTCCTTGAGTTCAATCGCCTCCGTGTAGTCCATCGGTCTGCGGCCATCATTGAAGATTTTAATCTTGTCCAGTTCTTCCATCACTTTTCTCCTTTCTTCAGTTCCTCGATGCGCTCCCTGAGGCGCGCGTCGGTCTTCCTGTTCTCGCGTGCGCACCAGCAGTCCAGGCAGAGCCCCGACTGGGCGCGGACGGATCCGTCGGCGGTGTCCCTGCGCCCGCACACCGGGCAGACGTAGGAGCCGACGCCCCGCTTGACGTGGTCCATTCCCGCCTTGCGGAGTTTCCGCCACCGGCGGCTGTACTCCCTATGCTCTTCGGGCGTCATGGCTTCCTCCCCAGCCGCTTTTGCAGCTCCTTCTCCCGCTCCGAGAGCTGTACACGCTCGGCGGCGGCACGCTCGGCGGCGGCACGCTCGGCGGCGGCACGCTCGGACAACAGGAAGCATCCACCGAACACGTCGCAGTTGTCCAGATCGTGCAGGTACAGAGCGTCCTCGTCACGGCAGCGGAACACCTCGCCGTGGACCGCCAGCCAGTTGAGGCGCGCGGCGACCGCGACGCAGTCCGGGAAGGCGAGCTTTCGGACCTGTCTCTTCGTCACCTTGAGGTTCTCCTTGTCGATTTTCTCGATGATGCGATATAGGTCCGGGCAGGTCTCCACGCGCCATTCCCCCTCGCTGGTCACGAATGAAGTGTTCACGCCCGCGCCGTTCGCGTAGGTGATTGTCACGCCGACGCAGAGGTAGCGCGCGCCCGTTTCCGGCGCGGTGAACGTGGAGAGGCCCGGCGCGAACAGCAGGAAGCGGACGCGGTTTCGCATGTAGAACCGCACGATCTTGCTGAGGATGGAGAACGGCGGATTGTCCAGCACGAAGCACCCGTCCGGGTAGTCGTACCGCTCGTAGTCTTCGCCCGGCCAAAACGGGCGCACGATGGTCGCGGGGTCGATGCCGTATTTTTTGCACGCCCACGACTTCACTCCCTCGTAGATGTTCTCCAGGGTGTAGCAGTCGTCGGTGGTCTTCTTCGGCTTGAACTTCTCGACGAACTCGCGGTACTCCCGCCCCTCGTCTCCGTCGAGGTCCTCGAAGGTCATCTGCTCGTGGTACTGCGCCATGGTGGTCTCCCTGCCTGTTGGTCATGCGATCCTCTCGATGTACGAGAGGGATTTTCCGGTGAGTTCCTCGCGAGTCCACACGCCGGGGCGAGCCTTGAGGATGCGCTCGATGAGGTGTGCCTTGTAGGCCTTCCTCGCCTCAATCTCAGCCTTTACGCGCTCCTGTTCCTCGCGCGCCCTCATCGCCTGGTGTTCGAGGTACGTCGCGCGTTCCTGCGGCGTCATGCCCATCGTGATTTCGTTCATGCTCTGCATCTTGTTTTTCTCCTTTCTGGTTTACCGTTCGACCTGCGCCCCCAGGGGGAGTTCGATCTCCTTGTAGTCAGGATGACGCCCGAACAGCGTCCCCGACTGCCAGCGGAGGCTCTTCCAGCCGGCTGCCGTTAGCCGGGCCTCGATGCCCTCCAGCGGCGCGAGGTCCGACTCAAGCCCCAGGGTGACCACCGCCACCCGCTCCAGGCACACCTGCCGCGGCGGGGCACTGACGGCGACAGGTGCGGGCGCCGGGGCGGCGATTGAGGTGGTTATCGGATTTCCGATAGTCTGCCCAAAATTTTTTTGCCAGAGGACCAGCAGGGCCTCACGAATGATCGCGGACTCGTTGTTTGTGTTCCTGAGCTTGCAAAGGTCCGCGAGCATTTCCTCATCACGGTCCAGCAGTACGGTCGTTCTCTTCATGTCTTTCTCCTTTGTTGGGGGTATCGTCTTCCTTTTGGGTTGTGGGTTTCGCTCAACTTTCAATCGGTACAACTATAAAATAATCCCTTCTCCTATAATGTCAAATCGGAAATACGATTTTTTCTGATTTTTTCCGAATTATTCCGATAATTTAGGATTTTCGAGGTTAAATTAACTATTCCACACCAACACAGGAGGCCACAAATGGAATCGCTGGAACTACTGGAAAAGATGCACGACGAATTGCTGAAGGAGCGCGGACGCGGAGTGACAAACAACGAGATGGCGAAGCGGGCAGGCATCTCTCAGCCGCATATTAATTTTCTGCTCAACAGCGAGGCGATCAACCTCGGCTCGCTCAAGTTCAACACCGTACTCAGGCTCTTCCCGCGAATAGCGGAGCAGATAGAACGCTATTACGCCGTGGCGAAGGCAGATGACCACAGCGTCGCCGAGGTTGTAGGCACAGGATACGCCGAAGCGAACAACAACAGCAGGGCAACCGTCAGCAATCCGCAGACCGATACGCGCTTCGATGCGCTGGAGGGTGCTATCTTGGACGATCCGAAGATATGCGACGCCTGCAAGGTGGCCACTCTTCGGCACATCCGCGAGGCTGCGAAACAGTAATCTCGTAAGATTCTGTATTCAATTCGGATTTTATCGGATTTTATCGGATTTTATCGGATTCACTTCCGATTCCATCGCCCCTAGTGCTCTGCCGTAATCGCCATTTTATCCCTTTTCCTCCCTTTCCGCTGTCGCTCCCGTTCCCTATCCGAACGAATTCCTTTCACTTCTGATAGGTCGTCAAAAAGTATATATATCTAAAGATATATATTATATATCAAACTTGTTCCAAGTTGTAGTGAGACCCCTACGCGGGGGGACGGGGGAAGGGGGAGGTCTAAAGCCCGTCCCCCATTCCCTATTCCGTCTGCCCCCTCCACCCCATACCGCTTCCGCTGGGGTGGCACCCCGCCCCGCTAGGGGCTCCCTCCACAACGGGGAAAATTATCCTGCCAAACACAAAAAACGGGGTTGACCTCCCCCCATTTTCAGCGGCGAAAACTTGACTTCCGCGAATCTGCTTATAAATTATAAGCAAAACATGTTGCAAAGGGGGATTCTATGCCGGACAATCCAGAATACGAATACGCGCTGGCGACGACTGTCCAGGAGGAACCCGAGGAGCCGACCGAGGAGGCGGAGCGGTTGATGCTGGCGGGGTCGATGGTGCGTGAGCTGCTGCGAGCATCGGTGGAAGCCTGCGACGGGGACGCGGGGCTGCTCCTCGTCGTCCTGATGCGTCTCTCGGGGCGCACCCTGGAGGAGATAGGCCGCTCCCGGGGAATCTCCCGCCAGGCTGTCTGCAAACGGCTTCACAGGCTCGCGAGGCGTGCCCCGGCATTTGAGCACATCCTTATGCGCGGGCTGCCGCTGGACATCTACACCGACTGGAGCAAATATGATCGATGAACAACAGGACGGGGCGCAGCCGCTCCGGAACGCACGCCACGAGGCGTTCTGCCTCGCCTACGCGGGGGAGCACCGCCGAAACGCCGCGGCCTCCTATCGCGCGGCGGGCTACTCCTCCAAAAAGAACCACAACGCTGCCGCAATCGCCCAGAAACTGCTGACAAAAAGCGACATCCGCGCGCGCGTGGCGTTCCTCGACCGCAAGGCGGCGGAGCTGGCGCGGCTCTCCGCGCGAGACGCCATCGAGCGGCTCGCTGCCATCGCCACGGTCACCATCGCGGACTTCCTGGACGAGCGCGGGCGCGTGGACCCGGAGAAGCTGAAGGATCCGCGCCTTGCCCAGGCAGTCGCGGAGGCCATCCCCGTCTACGACCGCGAGGGCTGCTTCCTCGGCTGGCGGCTTCGGCTGAAGGACGACATGAGGGCGCTGGAGCTCCTGGGGCTCGTCGAGCAGCCGAAGCCGGAGGGGGCGCAGCAGGTCCTCATCGTGAAGCTGTAGCCCGTTGACACCCGTGCTTTTCTAGGAGCTTCCGCCGTTTCCTCATGGTGTGGAAGCAAGCGCGCGGGACCCACCGTCGGCGGCGATGCGGCCCGGCGTGGCGGGACCTGCACCTTGATAAGCCAAAGACCCGCCTGACCTTGACGTCTGCCCGCGGGGGGCAGTCGTTCGAACCAATTGCCGCACCCCCGCACCTCTTCCGAATGGCATCGCCTAGAACATACCAGCTAAGCCCGAAGCAACGCGCCGCCTGGGACCTCCTTGAGGATCCCAGGTACCGCCGGTACCTCTTCGACGGCGGGGCGCGTTCCGGCAAGACGGACCTCTCCCTCGTCTGGCTCGCCTCCCAGGCGCAGCGTTTCCCCGGCGCGCGCATCCTCGTCGCCAGGCGCGCCCTGGACCACGCGCGCACCACCCTCTGGAACCTCTCCCTCAAGAAGCTCCTCCCGCCCGGATGCGGAGTCAGATACCAGGAGCAGACCCTGGAGGCGCGGTTCCCCAACGGCTCCGTCATCCGCGTCGGGGGGCTGGACGACGCCGAGCGCGTAGACAAGATCCTCGGCGACGAGTACCTCCACATTTTCATCAACGAGGCCACGCAGATCTCCTGGGACACCCTCACCAAGGTCCTCACCCGCCTCTCCCAGCAGATCCCCGGGGCGCAGCGAAAGCTCATCCTGGACTGCAACCCCAAGGGGCCGCGACACTGGCTCCACCAGGCCGGCGTACAGCACGTCGTCCCATCCCAGACGGGCGAAGCCATTCCCCTCCCCGACGCGGACGCGTGGGCGCGGCTCTCCTGGACACCTTACGACAACCCGCACCTCCCCGAGGACACCATCCGCACCCTGGAGGCTCTCCCCGGCGTCATGCGCCGGAGGATGCTCCTCGGAGAGTGGTGCTCCTCCGAAGGCGCGGTCTACGACTCCTACGACCCCGACGTCCACGAGTTCGCCACCCTTCCCGACGCCGCCACCGGCTGGCCGCGCATCCGCGCCATCGACTTCGGCTTCACCAACCCATTTGTCTGCCTCTGGGGAGCCGTGGACGGCGACGGGAGGCTTTGGATCTACCGCGAGCTCTACCGCAGACGCACCCTCGTCGCGGACCTCGCGCCGGAAATCGCGCGCGCCGAAGGCGGCACGTTCCGCACCGTCGCAGACCCGGAGGACGCCGAGGGCAGGGCCATCCTCGCCGCAAACGGCGTCCCTTGCCTCCCAGCCCAGAACGACGTCCCCTCCGGCATCCAGGCGGTCCAGCGCAGGCTCGCCGTCGCCGGCGACGGGCGCCCCCGCCTCTTCGTCTCCACAGCCTGCCCGAACCTCATCTCCGAAATGTACGAGTACGTCTGGGCCGACCACCGCGACGGACGAAACGACGCAGAGGTACCCGTCAAGGCGCACGACCACGCCATGGACGCCATGCGCTACATGGTCATGGAGGCCGACCGCCCCGCGACATACGCCGTCGACGTCCCCAAGACCCATCCCAGGCGCAACGACGATGCCCGCGGATGGGCGTCCGTCTTCTAAGGGGGGGGTTGACAAAATCCACATCTTTGAAAAAAAATCCAAAAAAAATTCAAGGAGCCGCAAATGACCGAATTCTCGTACCTCAGAAACGCCTTCCCCGACCGGCGGATGACGCTCCGCCCGGAAGGGGACCCCGAGGTCCTCGCGATGGCCGTCAGCCTCTTCGGGGGGACCGCGAACCAGCTGCGCCTCACGCCGGACCGCCTCGTCGGAATCGTCGGCGACGCCGATGCCGGCGACCCGCGCGAACAGGCGATCCTCTTCTCCTCCATCCTGGAGAAGGAGCCGATCGTCGCGGCGCACCTCCAGACGCGCCGCCTCGCCGTCCGCGCATGCCCCTGGAAGATAGAAGCCCCCAAGGGCGGCGCACCCCTCGCCGGCGACATCGAGGACGAACTCCGGGACGCGGGACTCGACGGCGCGATCGCGCACCTCCTCGACTGCATCGGAACCGGATACGCCGGATGCGTCGTCGACTGGAAGTCCGGCGGCGCCGGCATCCGCGGGTTCGTCCCCGTCACCCCTGATGCGTGGACCTTCGACGAGGCCGGGAACCCCGCCATCACCACCGTCTCCGGAAAGGAGACCCCCCTCGCCGCATACCACCCCGCGCAGATCCTCTACCTCGTCAACGACGGCAAGGCGGGGCTCCCCTGCCGGCGCGGCGTCATGCGCACCATCCTCTGGATGCACCTCTTCAAGTACTCCGCCTTCCGCGACTGGGGCGTGTTCCTCGAACGGTTCGGCGTCCCATTCATCCTCGGCAAAATCCCATCCGGCGACTTCTCCGACCCCCGCAAGCGCAAGGAACTCCTCGACGGCATCATGGGCATCCGCTCCGGCGGCGTCGGCGTCGGAACCACCGAGACCGACATGCAGATCCTCAACGGCACCTCCGGCTCCTCCCAGCAGGCATACGAGCAGTACCAGCGGTACTGCGACGAGATCATGACCATCGTCATCCTCGGCCAGCGCGCCTCCTCCGACGCGGCGGGCGGACTCTCCAAGGGCACCGCCCAGGACGCCGTCCGCCAGGACATCCTCCAGGCAGACGCGTCCATGGTCGAGCACGCCGTCCAGCCGCTCGTCGACTGGCTCTGCTCCCTCAAGTACGGCAGGGACCCCGCCGGCCTCCGGTTCCGCATCGACTCCTCCAAGCCCGAGGACATGAACACCCGCGCCGACCGCGACCTCAAGCTCGCCCAGGCAAGCGGCCTCCGCCTCGACCGCAAGTACGTCATGGACACCTATGGCATCGTCCTCGAGGAACAGCCCCAGCCCCAGCCAGTCGGCACAACCGGATTCTCCGACGCCCCGCAGGACCGCTCCCTCGCCTCCAGGATGGCCGACGCAACCGTCCGCCGGCTCATCGACGAGGACGCCTTCGCCGCCTGGCGTTTCTCCATCGACAACGCCATCCGGCGGGCTTTCGGGGACATCGACCCCGACGACCCCGACGTCGTCGCCAAGGTCTCCGAACGCGCCCCCGCCTTCCTCCAGTCACTTCCCGGCGTCCTCGACGGCATTTCCGTCGAGGCGTTCGTCTCCGCCCTCCAGGACGGCATCCTCACAACCTCCCTCAACACCCTCGGGCCAAATTTTCGGCACTCTGGAGGAACGGCCAAGTAGACGCGTTCGCCGACTGGAAGCCCTCCGAGCATCCAAGAGATGACGACGGGAAGTTCAAGGCCAAGATCCAGTCGGAGAAGCAAGGCCAAGACAAGAAGGCGGTCGAGGAAAAAAGCCAAGACCGTCTGGATGTAATCCCCGGGAAAGCCAATTTCGACAGGGGGAAGGGCATTGCCGTTCCAGAGAGAAGACTTTCACGAAAGGCCAGAAAGCAGTCAAAGTCACACCAGCTGCTGGGGTGCTACAATCAGAGCGGTGGTGGAACGTTGAAGCACAGCGGAGTTCCAGAGGCAACTGTCAATCTTGACACGATGGCGCACAGCATCTCGACCCATTGTCAAAGGAACTCTCCGAAGTGGATAATTCTCTCGGACGCTCCTTCAATGCAGTTGCTGTATGAGGCTGGTGCCGCTGTAGAGGGCAAGATAAAACGGATGAAAAACGGACGAATTGACACCAATAAAATCTCTTGGGAAAGATGTTGGCACGTCAGGGGAAATGCAAAAGTAAACGGAAGGAGAATTCACTACGACTTCACCATCGCGAAAAAACGTCAAGGTAATACAGTTTGCTATGACCTGACAGTTGATTGACAATAAAAAAAACCAAATGGAAAGTTCGAGGTCTCCGGCTTAGTTTTTAATTCCGGGCTCTAAAGGCTCAAGCTTTTTACGGCGAGCAGCGCAGTAAACTGCATGTCCTTCCATTTGGTTTGAATTAAAATACCACCGTTTTCCATCTTGTCAAGTTGACAAGCGAAAAAAACGAAGGTTCTGGTCGGAAAATCCGTGCCTTCAGACTCCATCTCACAACGGAGGAACCCTGCAGCGGATACCTGGCCCAGAACCTTCAACTATTTACAATAGCACCCTTTTCCACCCTGTCAAGTTGACAACAAAAAAACCAAAAGGAAGGCGGAGGTCTCCGGCTTATTTTAAATTCCGGGCTCTGCGCCGGCTCAAGCCTTTCGGCGAGCACCACGGTCGAAACCGCATATCCTTCCTTTTGGTCAGAATTAAAATACCACCGTTTTCCATCTTGTCAAGTTGACAACCAAACATTTTTATGAAACGCACAACGGACATCTTCCTGGCCCCCGTCGCCTTCGACAGCGCGGGCGGCACCCCTCCTGGATCCTTCACCGTCATCCGATACGGAAAGACCACATACACCAAGGGGGACAGGGACGGGCGCATCGACTTCAACGAAGCCGACGCGGACCGCGTCCTCGCCTCCTTCGCCAGCCGCACCCGGGAGGTCGTCATCGACTTCGACCACGCCACCGTCTCGGGAGGCAACGCGCCCGCCGCCGGATGGGTCGACGCCTTCGAGAAGACCCAGGACGGACTCGCCGCCCGCGTCCGCTGGACCCCCATGGGAGTCGAGGCGCTCGAGGGGCTGCTCTACCGATACCACTCCCCCGTCATCCGCTTCGACGCCGAGGGGCGCGTCTGCGCCATCCTCTCCGTCGCGCTCACCAACCACCCCGCTTTCCACGGCTACGCCCCACTGGCAGCCGACGACACCAAACACAAGGAGCAAAACATGAACGAAACCCTCACCAAGCTGCTCGGCGCGCTCGGCGTCACCGCCACCTTCGCCGACGACGGAGCCGTCCAGACGGAATGCCTCCAGCAGGCGGCCGACGCCGCCGCGAAACTCGCCGACGACGCGACCCGCGCCTCCGAGTTCCTCAAGGAGCTTGGCTGCGAATCCTTCGACGACGCCCGGGAGCACCTCAAGTCCCTCGTTTCCGCCGAGGAGAAGGCGAAGCTCGAAGCCCGCATCGCGGACATCGAGGCCGAGAAGGCCGTCGAGGCCGCCTTTGCCGACGGCAAGCTCGCCGAGGCCCAGCGCGAGTGGGCGACCGCCTACGCCCGCAAGGACCCCGCCGCCTTCGCGGACTTCGTCAAGTCCGCCCCGAAGGCCGCGCCCGGGCCCGCCTCCGGCGTCAAGCCCGCGCCCCCCAAGACCGACGCACCCAAGCACGCCTTCACCTCCGAGGCCCGCTCCATCCTGAAGAAGTGCGGCCTGGACGACAAGGCCATCGCCGAACTCGAACAGCAGAACAAGGAGTAACACCATGAGCCTCACCGCACCCAGAAACACCCGAGAAGCCATCGGCGACACCATCTCCGTCACGGCAGGAGCCAACATCTACGCCGGCGCGATGGTCGCAATCAACGCCTCCGGCCTCGCCGTCCCCGCAGCCGTCACCAGCGGATACACCGTCGTCGGACGCGCGGAGCACACCGTCACCTCCGGCGGCACCCTGACCGTCCGCAGGGGCGCCTTCCTCTACGACAACTACACCTCCGCCGCCGTCTCCGCCTCCGACATCGGCAAGGCCGTCTACGTCCACGACGACTCTTCCGTCCAGGCGTTCGACGCCACGTCCGGAGCCGTCAACATCATCGCCGGCAAACTTCTCGGATTCGCCGAGGGTCAGGCAATCGTCGAAATCCGATAAAAGGAGAAAATACGCATGGACATCAACCGCGCCAACATGAACATCCTCTACACTGCCGTCAGCACCCGCTTCGCCCGTGCCTTCGAGGCGGCCAGGGAGACCGACTACCAGAAGTACGCCATGACCGTCTCCATGGCCTCCGCCAAGCTCGAGATGCCCTGGCTCGAACAGCTCACCGGCATGCGCGAGTGGATCGGCCCCCGCGTCGTGAACAACCTCGCCACCAACAAGCTCACCGTCACCCCGCGCGACTTCGAGCTCACCTACGCCATCCCGCGCAAGGACATCGAGGACGAGCAGTACGGCATGTACATGCCCTTCATCGATCAGATGGCCGCCTCTGCCGCCAACCTCCCCAACGACATCTGCGGCGAACTCCTCAACAACGCCGCATCCGCGACCTGGGCGGACGGGAACGCCTTCTTCGGGACCACCCGCAAGTACGGCGAGAAGAACTCCACCAAGATCGTCAACTACACCACCTCCGCGCTCTCCGAGACCAGCCTCAAGAACGCCTATGACGCCATGACCGCCTACCGCGGGCAGGGCGAGCGCCTGCTCCATGTCAAGCCCACCCTCCTCCTCCACGGCCCTTCCCTCCGCTGGACCGTCAAGGAACTCCTCGACAATCCTCAGAAGCTCGTCAGCGACTCCAACGGCGCGGCCGCCCTCCCCAACCCGGTCTACAACCTCGTACAGCACCTCGAGATTCCGGACCTGGAAGGCTCCAAGTGGTTACTCCTCGCCACCGGCGGTGCCGTCAAGCCGATTGTCTACTTCGAGCGCGAGGTCCCCAACCGCATCGTCCGCAAGGACCGCGCCGACGACGACAACGTCTTCTTCGAGGACCGCTATCTCTACGGCTGCTCCGGACGCGGCGAGGCCGCATTCATCATGCCCCACCTCGCCTACTTCGGAAACGTCGCCTAGCCCATGGGATACTGCACGGCATCCGAACTGGAGGACCGCCTCACGGCGGCGGTCCTCTCGCAGCGAATCACCGAGGTTGGCGAGGCGCGAACGCGCGTCCTGGACATGTACATCTCCAGGGCGTCCGCCCGCGTCGACGCCGCGCTTGCGCGCAGGTATGCCACCCCCGTCCCCGCCTGCCCGCTCCTCGCGGACATCGCCGCCACCATCGCCCTCTGGCAGATCGAGGCCGACCGCGCACGTGCGTTCGAGAAGATGCCGCTCAACGTCCAGGCCCCCTACGACGAGGCGATGAAGACCCTCGCCTCCCTCGCCGACGGCACCGCCGCGCTTCCCGAAACCGCGGCACAGGCCGACGGCTCCGCGGCCGGCCTCGCCGTACGCAGCCACACCCCCGTCTTCGCCCCCGACTCCCCCGGCATGGAGTTCTTCTGATGCAATACCTCACCCTCGACATAGCGCTCTCCGCAAGGAACGCCGCCCTCCGGGCCGCGCAGCAGGTCGCCAATCTCGCGCGCTCCAACGCATACGCGCACGGCGGACGCTCCTTCTGGTACGAGATCGGGGACTCCGTCCAGGTACAGCAGACCGATGGCGGCGCGGTCGTCGGCGCGACCCACGCAGCGGCGGGATTCAAGCACACGGGCGGCACCATCTCCGCACCGGGGCGCGGCGCTGGCTCCCTCCGCCGCAGGGCGCTCACCATCCCCGTCGGCCCCGCCCGCGCAAACCGTTGGGACACCGACGCGGCGCAGCAGGCCGGCTACGTCCTGGCAAGGGCAGGCGACGTCCTCGTCGGAAGGAAGGGCAAGCGCGGCAGGCCCGTCCCGCTCTTCATCCTCCGCAAGTCCGTCACCCAGCGCGCCGATCCATGGTGGCCGGAGAACAACGAGGTCGCCGCCATCGTCCGCAAGGCGATGGAGGAAGAGGAGGACGCCAATGGCTAACCCCTACACCGACACCTGCCGACCCGTCGCCGACCTCCTGCGCACCGCCGCCGACGCATGCCTCGCCGCGCAGGTCCGCGTCGTCCGTGTCTACCATGGCACCACCCTCAAGGGCCTTGCACGCGAGGCCGCAACCGCCGTCACCGAATCCCAGGGGGAACCAGCCGCCGTCGTCCTCTATGCCGGCAGCCAGTTCGACCACTTCCCGCGGCGCACCTCTGTCGTCGACATTGTCTTCATTTCCGGGGACACCCGCGTCGCCGACGGGCAATCCGCCGCAGTCTCCGCCGCGCGCGCCGTCGCCATGCGGCTTGACGACGCCATCCACGAGAACCTCTCCGGGGAATCCCCCCTCACCGACAAGTGGGAGGCGGCCTCCGAGGAGGCCGTGGACCTCCCCGGCCTCGCTTCCGCCGCCGCCATACGCCTTTCCTTCACCGTAAAAGACTACTAGGAGCACAGAACATGCCACTCACCTTCTCCTCCTCCCGTACCGGATTCACCCCCATCACCGTCACTCCCGTGAACGGCTCCCTCAAGCTCGGAGGCGGACACGACGACCGTGGCGGCGGAAAGCTGCCAGGGGCTCGCGCCGGATTCGCACGCAACGGCTCCTGCGATGTCGTCGTGCTCTCCGACTCTGTCGAGAACAAGAACCAGACCATCGCGCAGCTCAAGACCATCGTCTCCCCTGTCGGCGAAGGCGACATCGACGTCTCCGGCACCGTCAACGGCGTCAGCGTCGTCTCCGCAGACGCACTTGTCGACGTCGAAATCACCGGCGACTCCGTCCAGACCGCGACCATCTCCTGGAAGGGAACCTATCCCGACGCCCAGGCCCAAAACGGAGACTAAAGGAGGCTCACCATGGCAAGCGTTCTCCCATTCAACCAGATTTCCATCGGCAACTCCGTCCTCGCCGAGCCCGCCGTGTTCGTCTACGGCACCGGCTCCATCACGATGAAGGGCGAGGACAACGCCGTCACCACCGCCGACGGCAAAATCCACAACTACCGCTCCGCGCTCTCCCCCGAGGCGCGATGCGAACTCAAGGGCGACTTCCGCGCATCCGCGGACACGGGGGACGCGGCCTCCAACGGCGTCGACACCGGCGTCGCATGGCCGACCCTCGGCTCCAACATCACGCTCCAGCTCGTCTCCTCCCGGAGCGCGACCCCCGTGGACATCGCCTCCTTCGGCGCCGTTGTCTCCGCCGAGTACGACGCCGAACGGAACACCACCTCCGTCACCATCACCGGATACGAGGAGTAGCAACGGCGTCCCGCCGCCAGCATGTTTTCTTGCCGAAACAAACCCACACCTCTTTAGCCAATAACTCCCATGAACACCCCCACAGGCATCAAAGTCACCCTCCGCGATCCATCCGACGCCGCGCAACTCCTCCACGCCCAGTTTGCAACCGCCCGCGCCCATCCCGAGATGGATGCACTTCTCCTAGAATGTGCCCGTGCCGACGTTGCAGAGGGTTCAGCCGTCCGCCTCACCGCGCTTCGCCTCGAAGCCCTGGAGAAGGCCGCCACGCCCGACGACATCTCCACCGCCACCGCCGCCCTGGAGGAGGCCGTCACCGCCCGCCACCAGGCGACCACCCGCCTCATGACGGCCATCCACGAGTTCCTCGCCAAGGGGTTCCTCCTCGCCGGAGCCTCCCCCGAGAACGCCGACCTCTACGCCTCCCTCGTCCCGCCGGAACGCCTCGCCGAACTCAAGGCGATCGCCCTCTTCGGCGCAGGCTCCCTGGATTTTACGAAAGGGCCGGAGGACGCCCAGCACTGACACCAGACTACCCGCCCGTCCTCGCCGCGTTCCGCGCACGCGCCGCGGGCTTCCTCGATTCCCGGAAGCCCACCCCCGCCAGGGAGTGGGCAGCCATCGCCGAGCAGCGGTGGATCCTCTCCCTCCAGATAGAGCTCCACCTCCCGCCCGACTCACCGCCCGAACTCGTCCTCCTCTCCTACAAGGACAAGGAAGGCGACCTCCTCACATACTCCGACTACCACCGCGCATCCCAGTGCGCCGACTGACACGGGGCTGAACCATGCCAGAATACACCATCAAGTCCGAAATCAGCCTGCTCACACAGGACGCGCACGCAGCGCTCCAGAAACTGCGCCAGGAGTACGAGGATCTCCGCAAACGTCTCGCCACCCCAATCCCACTCGGCTCGCCCACCGGCTCCACAGGCTCCGCCGGACGCGCCATAATCCCAGTCGGCTCGCCCACCGGCTCCACAGGCTCCGCCGGACGCGCCATGGGGCGCACGGGATTCG